AATACGCCGATGTCCATACTGTCAGTTATCCAGTTTTATAGGATAATTTGCGGTCAGTACTTCTATTTTCTGTTTTGAAATACCGGACTTTACCGACATAGGCTTGTTCATTTTCAGTTCTATCTGATACCAGTTGTTCTTAACTGTGAAAGCCGTAAGCACCGGATGTCTAAACGAGCTAAGCAGGAATTTACCCTGTATATGTTCGAGCGTTTCAAGCAGGCACCGGAAGTCTTCTGCTGAATAGCCGTCGTAATGGCCCTGATCTGTATCAGGGTAGGGCGGATCACAATAAAAGAACGTTTCCGGTCTGTCCCTGCTACTGATAATTTTGAGGGCGTCATAGCTTTCAATCTGAACATTCTGCAGCCGTATTGCAAGTTCTTCGGTAAAGGAATTGCGCTTATTAGTTATTGTTTTTGTTGTCTGGCCTGCAGCGTCATATCCCCAGCCGGCCTTCCAATTGGCACCGAATGAGGAATTGGCAATCACCCATACAGCCCAGGCTCTCTTTATACGGTCAAACATTTCAGGATTTTCATGGACTACGCGAGCCTGCCTGTATAACTCCCTGCAGTGCAGGCTGATTGATACCTGCTGAGACAGAAGCGAAAAGTCTTTCTGGATAACTTCGTAGAAATTTATCAGTTCTCCATTTATATCGTTGATAATTTCAGATTTTGACGGCTGTTTCTGGAAGAAAACGGCACCTCCGCCGATAAAAGGTTCACAGTATATTTCATGCTGTGGAATAAGAGAGATAATTTTCTTTGCAAGCTGCTGCTTGCCACCGTAATACTTAATAGGTGTCTTCATAGATTTTTCCTTGATAAAATAATTTTTTTTACTTTTGGCTAAACCTTGAGACTGAATAATCCGATTCTATACATACTTATGCATAAGTCGGGTAGAAGCGGAGTAATCCGTAGGCGTGCTAACGCTTGTCGGCGAGGTACCAACTCGCCGGTTTCTGCCTGTTTTGTGTGATTATTTCATACCTATATAGTCATTTTAAAATTATTTGACAAAAAGATAGTATGAGAGTACTATTTAGTAAGTGATATATGTCTGGTATCGTTTTGCCGCAGCCTGTGCATTAGTGTACAGGTTGCGACTTTTTTATATTGTTATATGTAAAAAAAAAGTTTTTAGCAAAATATTGTGTTATATTTATATACATATTCAGAATACAAAAATCAATATATGTTTGTACAAATTTAATAATTTGTAAATTATTTTTTGATTTGTTTATTAGTAATGCAAAGAATTAGATAATTGTAAGTAATTTATCGGAGGTATTTGTATGAAGAAAAGAATTACATTATTGGTAATTGCAATTTCATTGATTGCAACAAGTTTTGCTTTTGCTTATCATTCAGGTTTTTGTTTAAAGGCTGGATGTAATTGCCACCAATATCAAGGAGGAGATGGGGGGTGGGATAGATGTACAAATTGTGGACATTATAAGGTTGATCATTCATAGAGCATAATCCTATTTTGAATAAATAGTTCATATTTTTAATTGAAATTATCTATTTCTTTGCAATTACATTATAGTAAAGCCTTTAATAAAAGGTACCCTGTAGGCAAGTTAATGTCAATTCTAATTTGCTTTTCGCCTTAGTCTTGCATTCCGCGACATACGCCCTGTACGCAACATAGTCTGCGTCAGCGGTGTCGGCGATGCCTTTGTTCAGTACGTCGTATTCGTCATTGACAGAGTACTTCTGCCGGATAAGCTCAACGACGCACTGCCTGTACTGCGCCTGCTTTACTTCTGCCAGTTTCGTTTCATTTACGGTTATCGTCATTTGTCTGCCGCCGCTTCTACTTTATACGTTCCGTATCCGTCGTAATCGCCTGAAAGTTCCCAAGCCTCAACAGGTGCGCTTATGTCTTTTACATCGGCATCGGTATAGACATAAAAGCCTACGCCTTCGGGAACTATCGCTTTTATGACTTCGATATCATCGCCTGTAATTGTTCCGGTTATGTTCTTACTGCCGTCGTTATAAATAAAATGCTTCATATTTTTATCCTCTGTTTTATTCTATGTAGTCTATTTCAAAAGCCCAAATTCCATTGGGATCAACAGCACTGTCGCTTTGGTTATCCCACTGATTGATAGTTATGTAATAATTTGTGCAATGCCGCCATTCAGTATTCATTATACCGCCAAGATTTTTATATGCTGCATTATTTGGACTGTCATTTATATATCCCTTCATAATAAAATACGGAGTCCTTGTTATTGTCGTTAGCGTATCAGTATCTTCCATGCTGCCCATGTATAATTTATGCTCTATTAATAATTTAAATTGTCCTGTGCCTAATCTTGTAATGGATGAAATATTGCTGGAGCTGATAATGGATACGGCTGAACCAGTCCAGTAGAATACAGCGGCACAATAAAAGCGGGGCTGTAAAATGCCGATTTTATTTGTGTCTGTCGTAGGTATGCAGACTTCAACCGTATTACAGGAAAGCTCATTTGACTGAACTGTTCCGTCTGTATGTAATCCGCCTTTTGCTTCTATGGTTCTGGTAAATGTTGAATCACCAATTTGCTCTAATGTCCCGTTATTGGCAATTTTTCTTCCGGCCGCAACTGACAGCCCACCGTTTGCAGTTATCAGCCCTGAGTTTGTCTGTGCCCCTGCTACATTCAACGCGCCCCCGACGGACATGTCTCCTGTTGTTTTACCTGCAGCCGACTGAACAGCTCCGCTAAATATTCCACTATTGCCGTTAATATTTGCGTAGATAATTGTATAAGGGAAATTCAGCCCCGGGCAACTTGTTACTGGTGACACAGACTGACTGTTACTTGTATAAGCTGCTGTTTGAACTGTCCATGTCATTGGATAATCAGAATACACAAAATACTTTCCACCGCCACGCATATACAGCACTGGTAAAGAGGAATTTGTTAATTGTGTATAACCAAGTGGATTTTCATTACAAAAAGAGTATGAATAATCGGTACAATATGACTGTGCTCCTGTTGTACCCCAACCGGAACTTTTTATGTAAAGTACAAGTCCGCACGAAAAACCACTACCATGAGTACTCCATGATGGTTTAGTACCACTGTTTAACTGAACTGATACCTGTATTTTTGTAAAAGGAGCACTTTGCTGAAGGCCGGAACCTACAACAGGATACCACTTATCAGCACTGTATTTACTTGTATCTGATAAATCTATTGTATCGTATGTCTGATATATGTTTTTTACCCGTAATAGATTTTTAACAAAAGTACTACCGTTTATATTTACCGTCTGTGCGGGCGTGCCTGTCGTGCTGTCCGCTGAGTCTGTCGGATTAACCGTCATGAAGCTGGCTGAATCAGCTGCGCCCTTTTTCTTGACACGGAATAAACCGAGTACGATTGAAGCAACAGCGGAGATAATGAAATTCTTAATCTTCATATAGAACCCGGCAGCACGTTTTAAGCCCGTCGTTTCTGCCTTCGGTATATAATGCAGGTATTCAGCATCATCATTATTATTATTTTCTAACGCAACGTCATTACCAACTCGAAGTTCCGGTGTCGTACCATCAAGCCCGCTCCAGAAATTATTAGCGTCAGCACCCTTGTTGCCTGCAATTTTTGAGAAATAAGCACTTCCGGCGGACAAGTCCGTAGCGGCCATTTTATCCGCCGTAATAGTTCCGCCGTGTATCTTGTCTGCGGTTACCGCGCCTTTCGCAATTTTATTTTCTGTTATGGTTGCATCTGTTAAATCAGTGGCACCTGTCGCAAGTGCCGTAACTGTTATTGTCGATGCCGATGTTCCTGCACCGCTTTCATTTTCTGCGATAACACTGTATTGATAAGAAGTTGCAATGGGAGCAGGACTTGAATCATTTTGCCCGTTTAAAGGTAAAGTTTGAGAAAAAGTATTTCCTGCTGTCGTAATATAGCCGCTGCCATTTTTATATGCTGTCAGCGCAGAATACGGATCAGTTGATAAATCAGGTTTGAAAAATGCCGTGTCGGCTGTTGCACTAATTTTTTTTATCTGTACGCGGTACTTGAATGTGCCATATATAGAGCTGCTTTCGGACAGTATAAGCGTAACGTTTCTGCCGGCTACAGAGCTTTGAATTGTCGGCGCGACGGGAAGCCATTGTAAATAATTGCTTTCATCGGGTATGACGGCCGTACCAGTTACACTATTTCCGCTTTTTTCGTCCGTAGTCTTTACTGCAATACTATAGTTTTTGAGATACTTAGAAGCGCCTGTCAGCGTTGATTTTTCCGGGTATCCGTCAAGCGTCCTATTAAATTCATAAAAATAAGTTTTGTCTTTTGTCGCGTCTGTTGTCCGTGCCGTACTGGAATATGAAATAACAGGCGTATAAGTGATGCTGCCATAAAAATTACTGTTTGTATCAGTCCATGTCAGCCGTATGCCGTTTTCTTCCGCGACAGCTGCTACGGTTGCCGCCTTTGGTATCCATGTACCGTATGCAGAGTAATCAACAGCAATGGCTGCGTATGCAGTGGATGATACGGAATTTACGGAAACTGTCTGCAGCCGGAACCTGTAATTTTTGAGTACTGCCGATTCAGGGTATTTATCAATAGTTCTATCATAATAATAATAAAAAGTGGTACCGTAGCTTTTATCACATACCGTCCATGTTGTACCGCCGTCCCGTGATATACTAACGATGTAGTAAGCAGCCTTGTTTTCGTCAGTATCAGCAACAGCGGCCGTCCATGCAAGTTTTATAAAATCTGAGGTATTCGCAACAGCTGTTAATCCCGTTGCAGGGTTCGGAGCTGCCGTTACTTTTGCTGTTATACTTTTTGCTGCTGACAGGGCGGATGTGTTACCGACTTTATCAACGGCAGAAACACAATAGCTGTAAGAAAATCCTTTTCTGACAGTTTTATCAACATATGAAATATTGCTTCCGGTATGATTCAGCATTGTTAATACGCTGAATGTCTCACTGCCTTCTTTCCGGTAGAGTTTGTAATAGCTTACGCCGCTTTCTGAATCAGTTGAAGGCGTTATGGTGATTGTTGCCCAGCCGTTCGCGTCAATAACGGCACTGGAAATAACAGGTACAGTCGGCGCGGTAAAATCACTAAAACCTGAAAATCGTGAGGCATTTGCACCGTTGTAATTTGATTTTGTACTGCTGACTGCTGCCGGCGTAAAATCATTAATAGTCTCTACTTCGTACTCAACGGCCTTTGCGTCCAGCTTTGAAGTTTTCTTTACAATCCTGCAGTAATAAGTACCTATACCATAATCAGTGACGGAAATGAACGTACCGCAGGTAAAATTAAGTGTTGATTTAAAAGTTATGGTGTTACATGAATAGCGGTAATAATTGGCAACCGCCGCGACAAACGTTTTAACACTGTCTTCATCATGCAAATAATTAATCGTTACCGATTTCTTTTTTGAGGCTGTCGATGAAACGTTTGTATTTGTGCCTGTATTAATATAAGCATTGCCGTAAATATCAAGCTGCGTAATTTCTGCGTCGTCTGCGGTATTGTTATGGGCAGAAAGCATACAGGAAGTACCCAAGTCGTTCCCGTATTCATCCGTACGGGTGACACTGTACGTGATACCTGAATCAGCTTTAATCTTCGGTGTAATATCAGTTACATAAACGACGGCGGTACCAAGAGAGCTGTCATATGTGAGATAGTTATACGGCGTGTCAGCAAAGTATTTCCCGGCCTTTACTGTTATTTTGCATTTTTCATCGTCCGTCTGGCCTGAAGTGTCGGAAAAAAGCAGAATATTTTCTTTATACTCGTACTTATTCCAAGTTGCTTCTATATAATCTGCTTCCCGTTCCTTTGCGGCTATTTTGATTGATTCGCGTATATTATCTCCGTTAAATGACTGTGTGATGCTGTCCGTTGAAGGTACATTGAGAATGTCAGCTGTGTAAAAATATCCATCGTCGTTGAAGTCATACGTTTTGCAGTATTCTGTAAGAACATTGTCAATAACATCTTTAATATTGTCGTCTTCTGACAGCGAGCAGACGGAAATAACGGAATCTACACCGATGTTTTTAATATCTGTAAATCCGGCTTTAGAAAGCAAGTCTGTTATGATGAAGGTAACCGGCTTATTAATATAGACGGTACCTTTATCAAGTGTCTTATCAAGCAGAAAAGAAGGTGAAACAAGTTCAATGCTGACGGGCTGGTTACTCTGAGTCTTTTCAAAGCTGACTGTTTTACGTATATACCCACAAAAATAATTACTTCCGTCATCATTTTTAACAAAACATTTTATATTATTCTGCAAATCCGCTTTGATTTTATTTACCAGAGCTATTGAATAAGGAATTTTGCACTTGAAACTATTATCAGAGTGCTTCAGATCACTGTAAAATGTTTCAACCTTTGAAGTACCATCAATAATGATTGCGGAATCTGCTGTTGTTTTGTCTGAAAATATTAAACTGATATTCATGTCTTCGTACCTGCTGTATATATAGTCAGTTACGCAACATAGCCGAGTTTTTCCGCATTCTTAATTTCTTTTGCCAGCATGATGGCTATCTGCTGCGCGTCGCCGTTTACGTATGAATTATTAAAGTAGATGTTTACATAGACATCTTTCGCTGCTGTATAACTGGCAGAACCGCCACTGCTGCTGTCGTCGTCATCATCACTACTATTACTATTGTAGTCGTCGTCAGACATTTCAGATAATTTCTCAGCGTCGTAATCGATTGAATCTTTTTTCGATATGTCAAACGGCTGCCATCCCATAATATTTATTGAATTTAACACATCCGCAATCCGGTTATACAATCCGATAAAAAAATTCGCTATCTGTGTGAAAACCCATACGATGCCATTATAGACAGGTACAACAATCTTGTTATACAACCACATCAGTATATTTGCGATAAGATTCAAAACCGCTGTGAAAATATTAAGAATCGGGCTTAACCGTGTGAATATCTGTATGATTTTCATCACCAAATTAATAACAATGCTGAGAACTGATGTCTTTGACAGCAGAGATATTATTTTTGCTATTGCGGATATCAGCGGAGTGAAAGCCTGTAATATACCTGAAAAACTTTTTGAAATTGGATTTAGAACATCCGCCATAATGGAAAGCAGCATTGAGAATATCGGCTTCAGAAATGTGCCTAAATCCTTGAGAACATTAACAAGCGGTTTTGCAACCTCATCTATCTTTGATGTTGAAAAAGCTCTTTTGAAGATGGTATCGAAACTGATTGACTGAGAAAAATACTCTGATTTACTGCTCATGACAGAAATTGCAGAGCTTATTAACGATATTATTAATCCAATCAAGCCAGCCGTTTTTGTAAGTCCGCCTGTTACCGTTTTGTAGGCAGTTTGTGCAGTAGTTCCAAAATTACCAAGATTGGATGTTATTCCAGTCATAAGCTGAGATATGGTTGATTCACCTGCACTGGTGCCGCCAGCCGCTGTTCCGCCTGATACAACATTTCCGGCAAGAGCTTTTTTTAAGTCCGCAGGCAGATCGCTGTTTAGAATTTTTGATATCTTGTCCCTAGCCTCATCGCTTATATCCTTGTAATCGTCCAGAAAATTTGTATTATTAAGTTTCTGTCCATCGACAAAATTGCTGATGGCAGTTTTTAAATTACCGTCAAAGTTTTTAAAATTCTCTCCCACGTCTGCCGCGAACTGTGAGAAAGTCTTTATGTCCTGCTGCTGGAAGCGGAATGTTATTCCTGTTCCTGACTTATTCCCGGTGAATGCTTCATACAGTTGTTTAATTCCGGGAACCTGCAGTACTTTATTAAGTGCCTCGATTATGAGATTTCCGATATTGGCTGCACCATTTGAAATAATCCGCCCTATATTTCCTATAGTTACATCTGCGAGTTGATAGAAGTTCTGAGCCTGCAGCTTTATCAAATCCCAGATTGAAGAAATTACAAGCCGGAATATGCCAAATACCGTACTGCCGAGATAGACAAACAGATTTTTCAGGCCGTCTGCTGAAAAAGTTTTTTTGATAACCTGTCCGATGCTTGAAAAGACAGTCCCAAATATTTCAGGTAAATGAAGAACGGCGTTGATAATCTGTGTCTGGTGCTGCTCTATAAAGTTTGTCAGCTTTTTAATCGGTTCTAACAGCTTTCCCATACCTTCAAATTTCAGACTTCCCCAGACAGAACCTACTGCCGCTTGTAAGTCACCGAACGTATTTTTAAATACTTTGTCACGGCCGGAAAATGTCTGTCCCATAGCAGCGGCATATCCTTTGTACTGCTGAGCAACAAGTTTTACTGCGTCACCATGCTTCAACTGCTCCGTTGTTAATTTTGAAACTTCCGGGACAATCTTCTTTAGTTCGCTCACATTCCCGCTGTATGATTCCGTGAGCATTTTTGTAATGTTATCCAGCGGCTTTATTCCCGAAGATGCCATATCAACAGCCGCAGACGTCGTATCTTCAATCTGCTTCTGCGTTAATCCAATCTGTGCCGCATAGGCCTGCTGTGATTCAATCGCAGAGCCATCAAAAATTCCCGTTAATTCGTCTGCCTGCTTCTTGAGATTTGAAAAAGCACTCTTTGATAAGTTCGCATTTCTGGAGATAGACGTAAATAAAAGTGACTGTGCGTCTTTCTGTTCATAAAAAGCTTCCGTACTTCCGTCAATGACGCTGTGTAACCCCTGTAAAACTTTTACACCTACAAACGCTTTCATAGCGGTATTGAACGTTTTAGCCGCATTTGTGAGACTGGCAATTCCTTTTACGGCGTTCGTTTCACCGCTTTTGTCGTATTTTCCGCCTATTTTGTAAGTTACCGCAGGTGTTCCCATACTTATATAGTCATTTATGAAAACGGGAGACTGTTACATCTCCCGTCTTATTACGCGTGCAGCATACTCAGCGTATTGTTCCTTTCGTCATTCAATTTTTCAATAAAGCACGACAGAATCTGTTCTATGACGTCCATTGTTTTACACGGCTGTTCATATACACCGCCAGAAAAAGGCAGGTGGAGCAGATTCCCGTACCGTGCATCACGGCAGATAACAAATACTTCGAAAAGCTTTTTCCATTTTTTCCAGTATTCCGCTGTTTCTTCCAGCGCCCCCGGATCGCCCCCGTAGAAATACAGGCGTGCACACTGCCTTATTTCTCTTTTTTCTGCAGGCGTGCACCGAAAGGGATTGATTCAGCCCAGATATTGAGTACTTCGGCTTCGAGGCTTGAGCTGTCTTTCAGCATTTTTGCAATCTGTTCGCCGGTTGCAGGCGTTGTATCATCGTCCTGTTTGTAGGATGATTCAACGATGCAGGAAGGCAGCATATCGCCGAGCAGTTTCAGATTCTTCTTGCTTTCCTTTTCGTCTTCGGAAAGCTGCGAAAACTGCTGCATTGTCGGTTCACGCAGTACGATATAGTTCCCCTCATCATCCATATCGATCCGTGTCTTGAAAATGTATTTTTTTGTAGCATCAGAAAGTTTCATTGTGTTTCTCCTTTAAATTATTAATAAGCTTCCGCCTTATCATTTGTTAAAACTGCTGTCACCGGTTCGCTGTCACCTGCTACGGCCTGCACCGAAACTGACTGTTTAAGTTCGTCCGTCCCGCTCATAGCAGGCGGATCACACGCGGTCACTTGTGCGGCCAGAATCTCAAGAGACAGTGTATTCCCGTCATCGTCTGCAAAATTCAGCCTGAAAGCAAACGTATTGTCTTTTTTCCACCAGTTACCCCGGAGCGCTTCTGTTGCCGAGCTGTAAACGATTTCTATTTCCGATGTGATTTCACGCGTTCCCTGCTGCGGCTGTGAAAAATACAGCCCTGTTGAAGTTGTCTGCGCACTCTTTGTATTATTCTTGTGCTCATACTTCATACTGGTGACGTCTGCAACTTCGGTGTTTTCGATATACGCCTTTCCTCCGCGGAACTTGAACGCTTTTGCTGTTTCCACTGTCAGATTTTTCGCAAGTGTCCCTGTCTCTTCATCCTTTCCGACGAAAACAATATCAAGCTTCAAATAATCTTCTGCAGCAGCAGACATATTGAGACTGTCTATGACAAGCCCATTGTACGAAAAAATACCTGCTTTCTTGTCTACCGTTGCAGTGAAAGAGGGCAGATAATCAGTTTCCCCGTTTCCTGCAAGCGTGAAAGTGTGCGGATATTTCTTTGTCGTTTCGTCTTGGGCGCCTAATTTTTCAACGCCGAAAGCTCCTTTCAGGAAAATACCCGTTGTCTTCGGTTTTGCAAGTGTCGAAAGGTTACCGCCTGTCTTTACGGACATCGTTTCTTTTCCGCTCCCTATGAGCTTCCCGGTAAGAAGTCCGTCATCCTTTTTGTTATAGACCGGCTTGAAATCAGCGGATGAAAAACGTACGACATCTGACATTACTGCGACTGTTCCATAAGATGTTTCCGTTCCGAGCTGCAGTACTGCATTGTTTCCTGTAATCAATTCAATCCTCCTGTTTGAGTGTAATATTCAGTTCCGCGACTTTTACCGCTTCATTTGCTTCTGCCATTTCGTAAAACGTAACAGTGCTGACATCGGCAAAATCTACAAGCCCTGCAAAGGTGTTGTTTTCTGCAGCAACTTTATAAAAAGCTGTTGCATACCTGAGCATATCCGTATGCAGTTCACCCGGTTTTTTATTCCGCAGAACTATATATATAGTCAGTTTGTAACTGGCGGTTCTGCTTTCATTGGAAAGCTGTTCGAACTGATAATCAGAAAAGTTTTCAAACACTGTTATCGATTTAGTATGTACATCAAGGTCGACAGCATCGGAAACGTATTCACCGGGCAGAGCAAGGCTTTTACCGGTTAATTCCTCTTCAAATGACTTTTTGATAAAAGCTTTTATGTCACTTTCGTTTTTTTCAAAATCCATTTACGCCCCCTGTTTCTGCCAGTACAAAGTAAGCTGCCTCTGTAACTCTGTGTTCATGGCCTGCAGCGACTGTTCACTTTCCCATACTGCTGTTACGGCGGGACCGAGAAACGGTTTTGCAGGAATAGTAACAGACGATACCGTCTTCCATTCGCCGTTAATTTTAAAGTGCAGATATCTGCCTTTTCTTGGTTTAATTTCTGCGCCTTTTTCAAGAAAACGCGTATAGAACCGGCGGCTTGAAACGAATGATGTAAAATCCTGTGTTTTTGAAGCGGTGTCTTTGAAAGCGCCTATACGGAGAAATGATCTGCCGTCCGGTTTTGAATTCCGTTTTGTATACAGACTTCTGGCATTTGCAACGGCCTGTTTTTTTACAATCCTGTTTGCTGCATGCATCATCTTTTTTGCAATAGACGGCATGCGGAGTGTTGTGCCTTTGAGCTTTTCTTCGACTTCCTTACTGTCTACGGTTATCTTCTGGAACTCAAACATCAGGCGGCCTCATATATCCGGTATCTTTCGAGTGGTACAAGATAATCATCAAACTTTGTTTTGTAGAATGTTCTGCTTCCTTCGTCCCCGAAGGTTTTTGACGTAATGCCGATATTGCCGCTGCCTTCCGTCTGCAGAAGACCTGCAATCCGTAGCGCCGTCATAATAATAATTCCCGGTACCGTTTTATTTCCGGCTGTATGTTTTACAACAATATTCCGCCTCCCGACCGGAAAGCTGTATCCGTCATTTCTGTACAGATATCTGTCCTGTGCGGTAAAGGTTGTTGCGTCCATTGCTTTGCCGTTAATCAGTACCGATTTTACATCCGTCACAGGTTTTGCAGAGAGTGCAAGCTGATTTGAGCCGGTACCGTCGAGAACTTCGGTATATTCTTTACTTTCCGGTGCATATCCGAGATAGTCTTCTACGATATCGCAGGCGGCTGAACAGTATACGTCCTGCATGATGTCGGTATCTTCTGTAATTTTACCCGTATACTGTTGCAGCTGTTCTTTTGTAATGAACATTATTTTTCCGCTGCTGCTACGGCTTTTCTGCATACGCCTGATTTACTCAGGGCGGTAAATGCCGTTTCTTCAATGTCCAGCACATCGCCTGCATTGAATGCGCCGAAAGAACCCCGGTAGTCTGAAATGAATTCCGCCTTTATAAGAGTGAGTTTCTTTTCGTTTGCACCGTTTGGATTGCTGTTTTCTTCTGCCATATAGTACCTCGTATCTGTGAATATCCCCGCAGAGGCGGGGAGTGTTTGTTAAGCTGCAGCGTAAGCCATACGGGCAAATGCGGCAGCAAGTGTCGGCTGGCCGTCTGCGTAGGCCGTGCCCTTGTAACCGATTTGATTCTTTTCGGCGTACAGCTCGTTCAGAATCTTTATTTCAATCTGATTGACCATAGCCCACCAGTAGTATTGCGGATCCCCGAAAAGCGCGGCATAGGCGCCGGCTGCTTTCGTGTTCGGCGCAAACTCACTTTCGATGATTTCGTTTCCGAGAAGTCTGTCAGGTTCACCTGCGGTAAGTCCCTGCCGGAGCATGTACTGCCCGTTGTTGTCTTTCAGGAGAAGCAGGTCAGTAAAAATATCGCTGTGCATGATCCAGATTGCACGGGCACGGTATGCCTGACGCAGTGACATTTTTGTCTGGATAACCGAATCCGCTTTAAGTACGGTTGTCGTATTGCTTCCTGTGACGTCGCGGCCTTTCGGAATACCGTTATTGCTTGCAGTGAACATGCCGAGCGGCTGGCCGTCCCCGGAGCCGAGCAAAATGCCTTTTTCAAAAGCGTTTCCCATTTTTGCAGAAACTTTCCCCTGGACAATCGAATCAATATCGAAGGCAGACGTCTTAATAAGTTTGTCCGAAACTTTAATAAGTTTTACGAGCGTGTTCGGGGTGAGTTCCCGTTTTCCGTATTTGAGTGTTGCATCTGCCGTCATAGAGTCTGGGATTTCCTGCGTCCAGTCGGCGTCTGTCGCGTCAGAATCCTGATTCGGTACCCCGAGAGAGGAGGCCTGCGTAAGGTGGAACTGCGTAACGCGCGTAATAAGCGGTGTCGCTTTTTCAACTTCTGCAATAACCTGCTTTACGAACTGCTGCGGAGCAAGTGCGCCTCCGTTTGTACCGACAGAGATATCGCGTTTCTCACCCGTGAGAAGGTAATTATTAAAAACGCGCTGTTCCTGTTCTGCCGGGCTGTTGCGTCCTTCCGGTTCGGGTGAATCAGGTTTTTCTGTTTCATACCCTTTGAGCATATTGTCGCGCTCTTCTGCGTCGATTTTACTCTTGAATTCACGTTCATCTTTCTGCATTTTTGTAAACTTCTCAGTTTCCTCTGCAGTAAAGCTCCGCTTCTCAGTTTTTGCAGCATCGTTTAATTCCCGCATCTGTTTAATAACGGAAACGCGCTGTTCCTTCAATTTCGTAATTTCTTCAGGTGTCATTCCATACCTCTCTATTATATTTCTGCTTCCAGTTCCAAAAGTGCTAAATCACGTTCACGTTCTTCACAAGTGGATTGTCCGTCCGGCTTGGAAGAATCAGCGCTGCGGCTTTCTTCTTCTGTTTCCGGTTTATCTTCCGGCAGCAGTTCTGTAAGACTTCCGATAATTGCACGTATCTGTGCTGCTTCGGTGTCTCCGCATATATAGTCTTTTTTGTATTTCCGGAGGGAGAGAACTTTGCCTATAACGTCAAGGTTGATTCCTGCCTGCTGTGCAAGTTCACGGGTTGACGCGCTGCAGCTGCTTTCAGGATAAGCAGGGAATGTGACCCCGACAGATACTTCAAAGAGCCTGACTTCGAGCAGTTCCCGTGTATCGTTCCCGTTTCCTGTATCATCGAATGTCCAGCGGTCTTTTACCGGGATAAAACCGAACGATACACCGGGAGCGTCACGCCGCGATACACTTGCAAAGAGATCGCCTGCCCAGCTGACCGCCGGGAGTTCCGCTTCAAAATGCAGTCCGTCCGCCCTGTCTTCAAGCGTGAGCGTCGAGTTACCGGAGCGTCCGCAGACTTTCTCTGCGTCATGGTTCCACAGGCAGCGTATATCAGCTTCCTGCAGGCTTTTTGTAAATGCACCCTGCCTGATAATTTCGATAAATCCGCCCAGGTCTTCCGACATTGAATCATAGGGAATGAATCCTGAAATATATTTCTTTCCGCCGTCTTCCCGTGTCTCCATCTGTACCGAACGGACGGTAAGCATCCTGTTTTCCCTGTCCGTTATCTTTTTACTATTTTTCTCCGGCATCGTTTTTTCCTCCCGTGTTGTTATTTTTGATTGTTGCTTTCTGCTGTGCCATATAAGCGTCAAGATTAGCTTTTGTTAATTGCATCATTTGTGACTGAATAAACGGATAGCCGCCGACATCATCCGGCAGCAGTTCCATATTTTCTTTCTCAAGTACATCGTTCGGTGAATAGATTCCGTTCTGGATTCCCTGAACGTATACGCTCATGCGGCTTTTAATATCAGCCCGCAGGAGTGTGTTTGTATCAAATTCGATATAACAGTCGCTGTTATAGACCGGTAAGAGGGTATCAAGTGACTGCTGGATACGGATAAGCCACGGTGTGAGGGTGTTTTGAAGAAAAAATGTATTCATCTGTTCTGCATTCGTGAACTTTGCATCATCTTTACCAAGCATATAGAGCGGAACACGGAACATTTTTGCTATTTCCTTTTCGCTGAATGTCCTGTTTTCGACAAGCTGGTTGTCACTGTTGCCCGCAACATTCACCGGGGTAGCCGTTAATCCGTGCGCAAGGATAAGCGGTTTATGAATATTATCCGGTCCGCCGTAGGATTTTACGAACTGTGCGGAAAGTTCGTCACTGTCTTCTTTCTTCCAGTTCTTTTTTTCCTGCGGGACCGTGACGAACATTTTTGAATTGACACCGTTTGAAAAATAATTATCCGTATACTGATCGAGGCGGAGTCCGAGACGGGAGGCGTGAGTCGCGTATTCAAGCGGCGACAGTCCGCGGAGCCTGTTATACCGGTAGGCGGGAATATGCAGAACCGTATCAGTCCCGTATTTGTACGTCATACCGTTGCAGTAGTAGTTATAATAGATTTCACCGGTGAGCTTGTCACGTTTTATCTCGACACATTCCGGGTCAAGTGCATAAAGCCCCGTGACGCGCGGATTATACCCCTGCTGACGCTGTACATAAATGAATGCATTACCGCGTAGCAGTAAGTGAAGCATGACCTGCTGGAAGAACGTGAATGGAATTTTATCTTCACTGTTCGGACTGACGCGGAGAATGGGGAAGAGGTCTGTATCTATTGCAAGCGTCCGCCCGCGTTTTCCCCTCCGGTAGACATTACACGTGAGGATTGACACCGCATCTGATATGATTGAAACGCAGGCTGACACCGTTGTGTTTGCAAGCAGTTCCCCGACACTCATATAGGGCGAGAAGGTGAGTATACCGCCTGTTGTATCTGTTTCGGCCGGCGGCTTATTCGTGCTGCCAGCCTTCCGTATTTCCAAACCGAATAATCTCATACACCTATAGTCATTTATGAGATAAGGTCACCTATGGAATATCTGTTCTGTTCAGTTTCTTCCTGCAGCGCAATTTCAAGCCGGTTATCTGCCATGATGGATGTTATAACGCCGTCGATCCGCTTACTCGATTTATTTACATCGGGCTTGAGCGGTTTTATGTTTCCGTTTGCATCAGGCTTTACCGATGCACAGCTTACCATCCACCGCATGACGGGATTGTTATCAATGAGCTTTCCGTCGACAACCAGTTTTTCCCAGTCTTTCGACGGTTCACTCATGCCTGTTATGCTCTGGTTGAACTCGACACAGGTATACATATCTGAAAGCTGCTGGATAAGATGCTCGGCGAGGTTCCTGTCGTACGCTATTTCCTGTACGTCATATTTCTTCCCGTCTGTAAGTATCTTTTCAAACATAAAGCCGTAGTCGACTGTATCGCCCGGCGTTGCAAAGATATAACCTTCCTTTATCCACTGCCGAATAAGATAGGAATCTGTTTTCAGTTTCGCGTCTATCTGCTGTTCCGGAATAAAAAAATAGTGTTTAGCGTACCGCCTGCCGTCCTCAAGGGCAAAGTACCACGTGAACGCGGTGAAGTCGAGCCGTTTTGAAAGGTCAATTCCTCCCCAGCATCGTAACCCTTCCAGCCTCTTTTCATCGAAACGCTTCACGCATTTCATCCATTTTGTGTCTGTTATCCAGACTTCGGCCGCGTTCATCCACACGTCAAGGTTCTTTGTCCGGAATTCAACCTCATCGGTACTTTTCTGAAGTGCGTTTTGCGCCTTGATACGGAGATCATCTATCTTGACCGATACGCCTAGATTCGGATTAGCCTTGTACCAGTTCTTTTCATTTTTCCAGTCGTCCTTCGCATCGAGTTCATAGACAATGCAGAAGTACGTTTCATTTTCATAACCTCTGGTACCTGCAAGTATCTTTGATACGCGTTCGTATTCTTCATAGCAGGGCACGTTTCTGTCGTGTCCTGCCGTCGTAATGATGAAAAGCATGGGCTGCCGCCTGCTGCTCATACCGGATTCAATGACGTTCAGAATGTCATCCGTTTTATGTGCATGATATTCATCGATAACAGCGCAGGACGGATTGAGACCGTCAAGTGTTTTTGATTCGCTTGAAAGCGCACTCATGCTTCCATCCCGGAAGGTAAGTGCATGTGCTAATGCCTTTATGTATTTTCGCAGTGTTTTTGAATATTTGACGGTGTTTTTTGCATCGATAAAACACCGGGCGGCCTGTGTCTGTTTTGTTGCTGCTGAATAGACTTCTGCGCCCGGCTCCGACATGAGGTCATACAACCCGACGCCGCTTGAAAAGAAAGTCTTGCCGTTCTTACGCGCTATCTGGATATAGGCACGGCGGAACCGCCGCAGTTCGTTGTCATTACGCCGCCAGCCGTACAGCATTGCAATGATAAACTGCTGCCACGGCTCCGGATGCAGCTTTTTTCCTGCAAATTCGCCTTTCGTATGTACCAGTTCGCCGAAAAAGTCTATTGCTTTCTGTGCGTAGGAGTCGTCGAAATGATAGGGGAACGTCCCTTTTTCTGCTGCTTTTAAGTCATTTATATGGCGCAGGACTGCCTGTTTTACCTTTTTACAGGCAGGAATATGTCCCGTTGAAATATCGCTCATGTATTCGTTGTATGTATATTCCATGCATTTAGCCGTTCCCGATAATATTTTTTACTGCGCTGTCTTCATCTTCCTCCGGTTTTACAGTTCCTTTTATACGTGCACGTTCAACCGGTGTCATTCCAAACTTGTACATAATCTTTTCAAATTCCTGCATGTACCGGAGTGATTCAAAAAGAACATCTTTTTTCATGCGGTCAAGGGATTCAATATACTTTGCTTCGCCTCCTGGATATGCGGCTGCTATTTTCCGCAGGTTCCGGGCGAGTCCGTAGCAGTGAAACGCATGTTCCAGAACGGGCGCATCTGTTTCTGTGACAAGATCGGCTTTGCAGAGGTTCGGGACTATTTCTTCCCATTTTTCGAGAGCTTCACCGGTAAGGGAAGCCGGGCAGGGAAGAGTTTCTATCGGTTCAAGCTGCGTGCCCCTGTCTTCATGCCGGCATTTCTGGAACGTTCCATCCTGTTTATGCTGCTCTACCGGTTTTGGCGGCCTGCCCATTACGCGCATCTCCTAGAGGCTTTCATTTTGCACGTGTAAATCAAAAAGGGGGCGTGTTGGTATACGTCAAAATGCCTCATGTTTTTCACTCCCCCTATCCGGTTTGAAATAATTATTTTCTTTGAGCGTTTTTGCACTGTGATGTTTCCAGCACATCGGCTGCAGGTTTGTTTCATCGAAGAATAGCTCTGTATCTCCGCGATGCGGCCGGATATGGTCGACGATTGTTGCTTTTGCTCCGCAGATATAGCAGTACGGATGTCCTGCAAGAAACTCTTTACTGACAGTACGCCAGCGCTGCGAGTTATACAGGTTGTGCCACTCGTTTGATTTCTTCCGTTCCGGGACGGGACGTTTACGGTAGGACTCTTCAAGGTATAGATGTTTTTTACAGAAGTGTTTTCCCTGTTCTGCTGTTCTGAAACAGCCACTCTTATGACACAGTGTTGTATTGCTCATACTGCTATAGTCATTTCTGATAAATCAGAACGGCAGCTTACCCATTATCTTAAGAACGATACTTAGTACAATGAGTATAATAATAACCGCGAGTGATATACCGAGCCGCCAGTTCCTCGTTACAGATAACTTGAGCTGCGCTGTCAGTTTGTTTATCTGTGCCGACTGATTCGTAAGAGTTGTTCCGGCAGTATTTTTTATATCAGTATAATTCGTCTGTACCTGCGCTGTTTTGCCCCGTTCTGCCTGCTGGCTCTCAAGTAGTTTGTTTGTCTGCTCATTCAGCCTGTTTACCTGCGCCGTAAGTTCCGGGTTATTAATCTTTCCGGCTGTCTGTTTTATGCTTTCGGCCGTATCACTGACAGCCTGTGCTGCCTGCGCACTCTCTGCCTGCTGTCCCTGCAGCTGCGATATTGCGGTATCTACAGCCGCAGACTGTTCAACAAGTTTCGGCGTTATAGTCCCTGTTGTCGCGCATCCGTTGAACAACAGGGAAAATCCCGAAAACAATGCAATGGAAATAACTGCTATACCCCAGTATTTCAGTTCTGTTTTCATGCGATGCCACCTTTTGCCGCATAGTGCTTGTCCATATAAACTGAAAAATAAGTCGGTGACCAGAACATTACTATTGCTGCAGCACTTCCGATGATTTCCGACTGGTCAAGCTCTATTTTTTTCATACCCTTTAACACCGTAAGCACAGCTACCCAGATACAGGCAAATACAATAGAGCCTTTGCTCAAATTCTTTGCACCAAATACCTTTTTTACCGGCTGAGTCACTTCTGCCGTTGTGTCTGCTTCATCACTCATTTTGTTTCTCCCGGAATGTATGCATAAATAACGGTATAAATAACAGCCTGTGCGGCTATTGCCGGATTATGCGGATCCTCTATCAATCCGGCTGTTTTACTGACAAGCCGAAAATGTGTCCCTTGTGGTCCGCCCTGTTTAATTTTCTGGATACAGACATCCATACGGCGATGTTCCTGCGATATAGCCGGATACCATGAGACGACACCGTTTCTGACTGTCCCGACTTCGATAAAACGTCCGTTGTCGCCGAGCTGCCGCAGAAAGCGTGTTGCAATGCCTGCGCCGTCTTTTTCACAGTTGAACTTACAGTCTGACCAGTGCGGACATTTCGGGCAGCGGGGATTGAACGCTTCATACAGTTTTACTCCGCAGTTTATCGGCTGTATGTTCCCGATTCTGTTTGTTGCCTGCGCCCATTTCCATGTTTCATTTAGTTGTTCGGCTGTCAGTAATTTCCCAGTACGGTATTCAGCCGCCAGTCCGTCACAGCGGAACCGGCAGCCGGACGTCTGAATAATCGGAAGACAGTCTTTGTCATTCTGTTTGATATGCTCCATTATTTCTTAAAACCTCCACTTGCTACGTAATAGAGGAGGGCGCCCATAATGAACGGGACACACCACGAAATAAAACTGTCTTTGATTTTGTCCCATGTCGTTTTAGATGCGGGTTTAACAATTACGGCAAGTGACTGTTCAAGAGCTCGTATTCTTTCGGCATGATCGTTAAGTCGTGTGTCTTGTTCTGTATCTTTGTCATGCAGCGATTTTATGTTTGATTCGTCGTATTCTTTCCGGTCGCTCATGCGTTTTTCCAGTTCGTCGAACCGGCGGTTCATGAGCTCCTTCAATCCGGCTATTTCGCTGCTTTCCGTTGCCATCTGTGTCCTCTTGTGTTTATAGTCATTCGGGCACAAAAAAAGCGGCATTTCTGCCGCGTCTGCATTACAATAAATAAAGTGGTACAGAAGATGTTTTGATTTTCTTCCTTTTTGTTCTATCAATAATTCTGTAGCCGTCACAGCCTAATATCATTGCTCCGCAGCATTCACACCGTTTTCCGCCGCCGCAGCGCCATGTGTACAAGGTTATTTTTTCTCCGCAGAATGGACACGTTACAATATCCCTGCTTCTGCCGCAGCATTCAGATATATGAATACCTGTTTTTATTTTCTTATATTCAATATTTGAGTTTTTGTTAAAAGTATATGATGATACATCATCCATTGTTGTTTTATTGTAATTCATTTTATTACCTCTTTTTTTTATCTGCCATAGATGCTTTCTCTTGTGATTTTTCACAATGTCTGGTATATATGTCTACAAGTGTAAGATATTCTTCAAACGTAAGTTTTTTATCTGCCTGTTTACTGGCTGTAAGATACCCGTTCAACACTATCGTTAAAAGTTCCGCTCCTTGTTTTATATTGTCCTCTGAAGTTTTTACAGTCATGCCATATTGAACGCCAAGTAAGAAAAAATATTCATACATCCTTATACCCCCTTGTGAATAAGTGAAATATTATAAATGAGCAGTGCAATATTAAATACTGCTGCAATGATAAATAAAATTATTTCAATCTTTCTTTGTTTGTTCATTTGCTTTTTCTTCTCTTATATTTTGTTCTAAATTTTGTTCTAATATGTGGCAATCTCTCGGATGCTTGCATAGCGGATTATGTACACACTGTTTACATGATGACGGCAGGTGAATTACAGAATGGCAGTTAAAATATTCATTTTTTAAGTTCATTTCAAACTCCCGAAATAGTATTAAATTTATGCAGCTTGTCTTTTTACTTTCGTAAACGCCGCACGTGCGTGTTTCATCCACCGTTTCACAAAGTCGTCTACATCATGTACAACGCTGTCTTGATATCCGTAACATTGGCGTACTTCCAGCGTACCTGATAACCCGACTTCTACCGTTACATACGGGACATCTGTTTTATCACACCTGCGCAGGAAGCAGATTATACTTATCCCGTCAGCCTGCCGTCTGTCATAATCCATCCTGCCTACACAATGCGCCAGTGTGCTCCCCTCTGTTATTAATTCCTGTTTTGTCTTTGCACAAACTGTTTTATAAGTTCCGTCAGTCCATTCCAGAAAGTTATACCTTTGAGCAACCGCCGACATTTTCCCGTCAAGCTCCGCGTTCTTATGTGCAGCGTACTGCTTTGTATAATTGTCATGTAGTTTTCTGAAACAGCGCGGGAACAAAATCTTCGTGTCGGAAAAATCGAGCTTCAACCAGTCTGCCGCTTTGAGGTAATCGCAGTACGAAGATGCATTTACATTCTTTTTAGTAATATATTCGTACATAGCTTCGCGAGTTGTATATTTGAGTACTTGCTTATACAGCTTTTTATCCGTGAACGACAGAGACCTGCCGAGTTTCGACCGTGAGCGGAGTAATTCTTTATATTCCGCCGGATCCGCATTTTTCTTGAACGCATTGTATGCTGTGTTAAAAGCTGTGTACTTTAATTTTCCTGCGTTGTGGTAGATCCATTTTTGAAGTTTTTTGTTTCCCGTGATAACCTTAAGTGCTTTTTCTGTAATCATCTTTGTGAGGTTGAGTTTCATGAGCATTTCTGCAATAGGATAAAGACGGTATATCCTTATATATGCACTTGCACGAATATTAAAATTATTATGCCAGGCACAATATTTCAGTGAATTATCAAGACCTATCATATCATTTATCGTAAACAAATCAGTACTGTATACTTTCTCCGGTTCAATATCTGATTCTTCCATAAAGTCTTGATATGCAATCGGATCTACATATCCTTCCACGCAGTTTCCTTTATATTCTTCCCCACGGAACCCATATACATGTACGCCGCTTTGCAGGCCATACGACGTATAAAAACAATTCCTCGAAAACGTGCCGTACTTTTCACTTATCGCCATTATTTCCTGCCACTTGAAACCTTCGCGTTTGTATTCAATGCAGCTGAATATTCTTTCAAATAAACTTCCGTCGGGAGCTCTGTCAATTAGTGAATATTCCTGTCGCTTTCTGAAACTGCATTTTTTATAATTCCAGTACAGTATTTCATCAAGGCTTTGATTATTTTTTTCCGGAAGTACATCCATATTTTTATTTATGAAGTCTGCAAATTCATTTTGTGTCATTTTTCTTTCCTCAAACCTCAAAATAAATCCAGCTGCCCGCAGATTGTATCGTCTTTATGTTTTTTTGCAGATTCCGCCGGTGTGTTTGTTTTATCAGATTTGCCGGCTTTCTGTTCTTGTTCAGGACTGTTTTCTTTTTTTTCTGCGGATTCCTGTTTTTCAAAGTCCAGGCTGTCTTCAAGAATATAATGTACCGCCCAGTCATACACGTCATTGTCAGGAATACACGCTACGCCGTATTTAGCCTGTTTTTGTGCTTCCTGTTTTATATAGGCGATAACCCCGTCGAGTGTTTTATTTTCTTTTTTACACGCGGCGAGCAGATACTCGTCAGTTTTTACACGGTTGTTAAGATAGGCAAGGATTGCTTTTTTATATGCCTCGTCCTGTTTTTCTTCTAAGTTCATTTCTTTATCTCCTTTTCAAATTTTGCTTTGACACGTTCCCGTGCCCCGTCATCCAGTGTAAATAAGTTTATCCGGCGTTCTATACACCAGCGTTCAAACTTCTCGCCGGCTGTCTGTGAATACAGTACTTTCCGCACCTGTAAATACAGATATGCAGTAAATGATTTTGTTATTACAAGCTCATTACCGGTGTACTGTTCTATAACAAGAAGAGCTGCATCTTCGGCCTTGTCCTGCATGGTTAGTTTATCCATGAAGAATTTTTTCTTATTCCGTTCGGCAATTATCATTTTCAACGCGATACGCCGGAACGTCAGATACATAAAGCCGAGAGCCTCTTTCTTCCCGTGATAGTAATCGTACTGCAGGTTCTGCAGTTTATCATTGTCTGTTTCCGGATTGTCGATGTATACAGGTATTTTATCAGGGGCTGGATGCATGAATGAAAACAGCTGCTGGCCGTCGCCTTTATTCAGTTTCATACGCGCCAGCTCTCCATTCCGTCTGTGTCAATAAACAGCGCAGTCGGATTAAGCCTGTCCATAACAGCAGTTCCGACGTAGTTTGCAAACTCGACGCCTTTCTTTTGGCTTATGATAACCATGCTTTTCTGCCGCTGATCTGCAATGTCGAATACGGCCTGCTGCTCATACTTGCTTTCATATCGTCCGATTTCGTCAACGACAAGAATATCCGCAAGCGTGTATTCATGCGCTATGTGTTCACGTGATTCATGTGCTCCGTATCCGTCAGCGTTCTTGTACCGTGCAGAAAGTGCAGAACCGGTAACATAGTCACAGGACCAATACGCCGGTATATCGCCTGTAATTGTTTTCGGCGTCAGCAGTGCTTCGTGTATCAACCAGCATGAAAAAAAACTCTTGCCAATTCCTGAATCACCGAGAAGAATAAGCGTGACTGTATTTCCCGCTTTCATTTGCTCCCATGCATGAACCGCCTGCGCGTAGAACTGCTGCCGTGCTTTACTTCCTGCTGTGTTAAGCTTCCTGCCGATGTTCTTGTATTTATCAGGAACGATTTTTTTGTACGTTCCTTCCGCCGTGACTGCGTGAAGCGCGGCCATACCTTCAGCGGCTTTGCGTTCTGCATCCCGTGCCTTTTCGGGATTATCCTCAAGGTCTTTTATTATTGCGGTGAAGTCGGGCAAAGAGTCCGAAAGTTTATGAACTGGTGTCTTGTCAATCATAATTGCTGTAATCCTCCTGCGCTTCTGTTCATGATGTTCTGCATTATTTCGCCCGCCTTACCGTTCTGCTGCCTGTCTCCGTCCATGCCCTGAAACTTTGGTAAACTCTTAGGCAGTGAGTAGTTGTTGTGCTCCCATGTTCTGACAGCCGCCTGCCAGTCCTTCATAGGCGAATGAGCGCCGATCTTCCAGCCGTTGCTTTCGTAATGGTCTAACCATGCCTGCGGATCAACACAGTTATTTCGGGAGAGGCAGTAGTCTTTTACCTGCTGAAGTGTTGGCTTTATAAACCGTTTCGAAGAAGAGGCCTCAGCTGAAGGGCCGGGCGGGGTAGGATGCTCTGCATCCGTGCGCGCCTGCGCGCTATCCGTATTCGCATTGTCATTCACATTTCCATTCACATTAACATTTACATTAGGTTGTTTTTCATTTAACCGTTGGTTGTTTTCTGTATAACCGTCGGTTGTTTCTGGTTCAAACTGTGATTGTGCTTCCGTGTTGGATAAATCAAGCTCCGGTTGTTTTTTACCTGCATTGCTGTTTCCTGCCGGTGCTCCGCCTTTGCTGCCGTTGTTTCTCCGTTTGCTGTTTGCGTCAATCTGCGGTTTTACAAGCGTGAAAATCATTTTTGTTGTGACATCCATATTAACCGGAATTGTTCCGTAGAATGCATAATCATTGATTGTACGCATTACCTTTTCAAACTGTTCGCCATGAAGACTTTCCATCGCTGTATAAAAAGATGCGTACATAATAAAAGATTCAGCCTGTTCATTCATTTTGATACTCCGCGGTGTGTGTCATGTTCTCGTATCCGGTTAATAAGCTGCGTACATTTGCCGGGGTTGAAGCCGATATTCATTCCATCGTTGCATTTTCCTGCGTGCGTCATTGCAATGTTCTCATATGCGTCCACAATGTCGTTACCGTACTTCCTGCGGTTACTCTTCGTGTCTGCGATTTTGTGCGCCGACTGCGCTGTCATAACGTCAAGTGGCCGGCCGCAGTATGCGCATAACCATCGCTGTTCGTTCAGTTTCTTAATTCTCTGTTCACCTGTTAGCATTCCACGCCTCTGTCAGTGCTATTCCGTTCTCTGCAGCTATAATGTGTGCAGCTTCTATCAGTTTTGAGCATTCTTCGGTATTGCAGTCCCTTTCGTGCTTAGGAATTATTTTCCCCAGGATCATTTCATACGGATACCCCATGTTTTCGACAGCAAACATTTTTATTGCCGTCTTTACATCTTCGTAGCTGTTCCCTGTTGCGTTGCAGATATCTATAATGTGTCCGTTTAAATGATGGTTCTGGCTGTAAGGCCCGGTACTGCGCATCTTATACGGCGGCTGGACTGTAATACGTACCATACCGCCGTAGCGTTTTATACAATTGCGGATTACATTGGATACGCTTATTTTTACGGCGTCGCTCTGGTCTGCTATTTTGAAGCCGAGTATTCCGCGCATTATGTCCGTAATGTTGACGTATTTTAATGTAACCTCGCATTTCATTTTTACCGCTCCTAGAAAATAGGCATCTCGTTCTGCGCCTTGTCATTATTTTTGTTAAGCCGTGTTGTGTATTCCTTACGAACTTTCCAGAGCAGTGCATCCGCGGCAACTTCCCCGTTATGGTACAGAGCGTAATAGGCGATTGCTTCTTCCTGCGTGAACTGTCCGCTTTCGAACATTTTATTAAGTTCATCGGCCGTTTCTTTTGTCATAGGTGACGGTTTAGCAGTCTTTTTGTCGAACGCTGCAGAAGCGCCGGCTGTTTCCTGTGCCGTTGGTTCAGACGGTGCGTCCTCTGCCGCACTTTGATACGACTCGTAGCCGTTAGATTCTTTGTCCGGTACAGCAAGGTACTGCAGACGTGCTTTGTTAATTGTCTTCTGCTGTCCGTCTTTACCGGTATATGTTTCTTCCTTGTGGATGAAGTGCCCCTGAGCCTGTTTACCGAACCAGCTCTTAAACGTGAAGTTTCCGCGCGGAATACCGAACGCGTCGAAGAACCTTGTTATTATTTTGTTGAAGTATTCGTTGTCAGTGTACCGCTCGACATAATACACGCCGATGTTGTCGACCTTGAACGATACTTCGATCATGTCGTTATTGTTCTTGCTCTGCTTCGGTTCGACCTTCACGATTGTAAGTGTATGGTCTCCGTCACTGCAGTCAAATACTGTGTCGTAATCTTCCGGTTTGTAGTTTGCCCAAAATCCCATAGTGTTTTATCTCCTGTTTATTTAGTGCCGAATTTCGGCATATTAGTGCCTGTGTGTGTTCTTGGTATGTTCCAGAATCCGCGTATAGTGTCGTCGACCGCTTTCAAGTCATTCGGTATAAGCTGCTTCTGAAACATATCTATAGGGCTTTTTACGGTGTCCTGTCCGTTCGTCTGTGTCGCGAAGAAATAATGTCCATCCTGTACAACGGTTTTTAGTACAACCGTAAAAAGCCCTTCGAGCGTTACTTTCTCGTCAAGCAGCTGCCCGATAGTTTTAAAATGTTCATCACCGTTGCTGTCTGTGTCTGAGTGACCGAGAAAATAAACAATTCTGCTGCTGTCGAGCTCATCGTTACAAAAGCGCACAAGATTGAAAAAGTTCAGAGCCATGTCGGTGAATTTCTGATAGCCCGTCATTTTTGCGGTCCGCATGAACTCGTCAACGAGTAAGTACGTAGCATCGTCAATACAGATACTTGGTGATGCTGTTGTACTTACCTGCTTGCCGTATCTGTTCATAACTGTCTGTTGCAAGTGACGTAAATTCAGCATGGAACGGGAAGGGCTTTTTACTAACATTGATTACGCTGATTTCACCCTTTTTGAAATTACGGAGTGATGTTGACTTTCCGCTGCCGCTCTTTCCGTATACCATTACGATTACTGCCATCGTTTACCCCTTTTTATATACCCGGTATTCTGTTTCACCTTGTATCTGTACTCCATCCGGCCATATGCTGAAACTTTCTGTCGCCAGAACAATATGATCACCATAATCAAGAATCCGTGATTTTACTTTATGATGTGGCTCCGGCATCTGCTCTTTTTGCTTTCTGTACCATTTAATACAATCAGGACATAATCCTGAGTATGCACCCCGGGCAAAGCTGACCCCGAAGCCCTGATAATTAACCGCCTCTTCTGTATGCGCTGAAAAGGGCTTTTTACATCTGACACAGTGGTTTACAGGTATCAAAGTAAAATCCTGTGCAAGCCAGTACTCTTTATTTTTTATATATATTTTTTGTACCTCTACGCGTTCAGTCATACTCAGTTCATAACATGCATTCCGCATCTGCTACCGACATATCAAGCAGTTTGTTTGTTTCTGCTTGTAGGAAAGCCGATGTAGTCGCAATGCACATAACAACACCCTCTGTCCGCGGTAGGTCCCGGAATGATTCGCTTACTGATGCTGCTGTTCTGTCGATTTCGGTTTGTCTTGATTCGTAAAACGTCATATTTATTTTCATTCTCCTAAAAATAAAAGCCGCCCGGCTTCCTCACAAACCCGGACGGCTTTCACTTTCCTTTTCAGGAGGTGATTGCCAAAGCAATCATTGTGTGAGGTACAATCATTGCTCTGTTTATGTAAGTAACTATAGCGTTACTTACAAGTCACATTATAGTAACAGTAAAGTTACTTTGTCAATCAAAAAAGTAATTATTTTATTACTTTTTTAACCGATAATAGGGTTATGTACGATGCAAAACTATTCTGGAATAACGTAAATGCTCAAATAAAAGCAAAAAACACTACTCAGGAGTGGCTTTGCAAAAAATGTGACCTCAATTTAGGTACATTCAAGAACCGGATTAGCGCCGGGCGCTATCCAGACGCTCTTGAAGCCGTTCTCATAGCTTCTGCACTCGGCGTTACCGTCGAATATCTTGTTACCGGCAAGGAACCGGCTGACAGAATGCCGGAACTTAAATCTGCCATACTAGAAACACTCAACAAGTTTTAGTTTCTTCCGATATTTGATTTACGGAGGTTAGTATGGAAAAAGGTGAAGTATTCAAAACTTATGATCGTTTTGTATGCCCGAAATGCGGAAATGCTACATTTTCTCGCAAAACTATTCATTTTGAGAAATCAGCAGAAACGCAAAATGTAATAGTTTGTTCTTCCTGTGACGCATATATCGGAATGGATAACAGCGAACTTTTAAACTGCATCTATAACGATATATTTGCACTTTCTGCCCATGTGAAAATCTAAACATTAGAATCAAGATTTACCGGAGTACACTTGATATTAATTACTCCGGTTTTTGCCGTAATATCGTTAATGTATTGATGCGCCGCAGGATGCAAACTTGTTAAATCTGCCGCCGTTTCTTCATTGATTGCATTTACTGTAAATCCATTGTCTTCAAGTAATGACACGAGATTTAATAAGACACTTTTCTTATTCAAAATATACCTCCCAAAATAAATAATCTAACAATATGTTGACTTTATAGGACATCTACGTGATCATAACGGGCTTCAAGAGATTTATTCATTTCTTGTTGGTCGCTGATTGAATATTCAATTACTAGACGACGTGTGTCGTTGAAGCTGATACGGTTAATAAGCATTTCTTCATCTTTCAGGGCGTCGACTATTTTTTTTGCGATTCGCTGCTTTATTTTTTTAATTTGTGAAAGTCCTATGTCTTGCATTCCTGTAGCCTCCTGCTAAGCAGTTTTAAGTTGCTTAAAAAAGGCCGTGTTCCCTCGCCGAAACAGAGTGGCACACGGTCGCTGTTTTACGCACAGCTGCGGCCTCGATTGACTCCCCTGTCGGCAATGGCTAGTCTGAATCACGCCGGGAGCCGGCGTCACGGTTGTATAGCTCAATCCGTGAAAATCTCGCTCGTTACGCGCTATGATAGATTGGTTCCGGCAGGTCGCGAACCTGCGAGCACTTATATAGGTTGCCTTACGGCTATACCGCCCTGATTCTGTATGTACACTCAATCAGTATTTATCGCACCGGCGGTGGCTTTGCTTCTCACCCACGGAACCACGCAGAATATTCTCTGCAAGAACTTTTATCCAAAATTAATAAAAGGTTACTGATTCACCGGTCTTGATTTGCTGCCTTCCGCATCACTGCGGCTGCTTATCCCCGGTCTTGCGACCCGCTTTTCAGCGTCTACCGGCAGGGTGATTGTGTAACCTGTATGCCGGTTACCTGCGTTATTGCCAGCCCATACGGGCAAGGTTAACTATATTGCGGCGCTTGTGGCATACGCCGTTATCCTGTCTATAGTTTTTCATTCGTTCTAATTGTTTTTTCAACCTCATCAGGTATGTATATAACACGTGCTCCGAGATGATGCGCCGGAATCTTTTTATAATACGTAAGCTGCCGTACTTTTTTTAAAGATATATGCAACCATTCAGATACTTGTTTTGCCGTCATGAATTCAGTCATTCTGATTCTTCCCCCATACTTCTAAGAGTTTCTTCAACCTGGATAAGCCTGTCGTTTAATTGATCGATTGTTTTTTCAAGCCGCTGTTTTTCTTTAAGCAGCTTTTCCGGTGACTCAAGGCCGTTGTCTGTCGGTTTTGCCGCTTGTGCAATTGCCTTTATCTGCTGTACGGTTTTTCCTTCGGCTGTCGCCTGTATAGCAGCCTGTTTTGTCATTGCGTCTGTCGATGATTTAATTGAAAGTGCGTTTAAGATTTCTTCTGATACAGAAAGGTTTATTGCAGACATCTGCATAAATTTATGTGCCTGCTGTCTTGATATCTGGCAGTCATGCTCAATTACATCTTCGAAACGGTCGCTATTTTTATCACATACTGCTTGTATCTTTATGAGCACTTTACCGAGTTTTTTTTGCAGGTCGGTAATCTGCTTCTGAATGTCATTGGCCTCTTTTATTAGTTCTGCCGTTTCTGTGTTTCTGTTGCGGGAATAGAAATGAAGGTCAACAGCTTTGTCGATAAGGTTATAAAATGTCGAGTAGAAAGCACCTGAATGACATCGTGCCGTTTTTACACCTTTTTCAGTATCAAGAATATGGTGTGTAAGTTCATGTACAGCTGTATACATGAGCTGGTTATCAGAATTGAAGTTTTTATTATGAAGAAATATTTCATGCGTGACGACGCGGTAAAAACCGTTTACTTTGCTGCTTTTTTTGCCTGTTTGTATGACTGTAAAATCTGTTTTGCATTCATATAGCTGCAGAAGCTTGTTTTTAATGTCTTCGTTCGTCATACTGCATACCCCAAAAATAAAGCCGCCTGTGTTTCGTGCTTACACAAGCGGCTAATAATCGCCGTAGGCAATTAAGGAAGCACGATCGCCTTAGTTGTCCACCTTTTACATGTAATCATTAATTGGTGATTACATGTATTGTTATATAACCAATAGATTGTTTTGTCAAGAAAATAATCATCTTTTGGTGAATTAATTTGACGATAATTAAGACATGAGTATTGTTGGGAAAGAAATTGTTGAAAGAATAGATAAGCTACTTAAAGAAAAAAACTTGAAAAGAAAGGCTGTTGCCGATGCGATAGGCATCTCGTTACAACCGTTTACTTCATGGTCAAAAAGAGGCAGTATACCTAGCGCAGATATTGCATTTAAAATAGCGAAATATTTTAATGTTTCCGTTGAATGGCTATTAACAGGTGAAGATCCAGACGGCCTAAACGACGACGACAGGCATTTACTTGACGATTGGCACGAACTTGACGCTAAGACGCAGGCAATCATACGCCCGATGATAACAACAGCCGCAGAGAACGCACACAAAGATAAGGCAAATACAGCAGGGTAGGAAAGTATACATTTAAGATTGTATAAAAAATACTGACGAAAAGGCTAATCGTAAATAGAAGCTGCAAAAAAAGTTGAATTTATTCTGGAATATTTGCTGTTTTGGATGTAAAATATACAAAATCGATTAGGAGAGTATCATGTCGGATGATTCAAAGTCTTATTTTGACGGTGGTCTGTTGCAGCTTATCGGCTGGAGAATTCTGGGCATCCTTGTTACGGTTTGTACGTTGGGTATTTGCTACCCTTGGGCGTTCTGTATGGTTTACAACTGGGAAACAAAACATACCGTAATAGAGGGAAAACGGCTTCAATTTAACGGAACAGCAATAGGGCTTTTCTGGTTGTGGATAAAGTGGCTGCTTTTAATGATTATAACGGTTGGAGTATATTCTTTCTGGGTTGCAATTTCGATTAAAAAATGGAAGGTAAAACATACCGAATTTACTGAATAAAAAAAATTTGAGATAGATTATTATGCATAATTGATTTTTTGAGACTTTGTGTTATAATTTTAACTTAATATGCTCTTTACTGATTTTATGATATATAGATTTTGTTTTTTTAAGACCTTTTAAGTTAAAAAAAGAAAATAAATGATATAGATAATTGAGGTATTGTATGAAAGTTAGTATTTACGATTATTTCAAAAAAACAAAAGATATTTATGACCTTGCTTACAGATGTTATTTATTTTTAATTAAAAATAATAAGAATTGGTTTGATTTTTATATAAACTATATTGATTGTAAAAATTCTAAGCAAATAGAATCTGATAAAAAGGCGATAAAAGAATTACCAGACAAACTGCGCAGTATTATTGTTGAATCGTGTGCATTTGATATATTTTCTTACAAAAGTGTTGTAATAGAGATATGCCAAAAATTGAAGAAAATAAAATTTTCTAATAATATTTGCCTTGATATGAGAGACAGCATTATAGCTTATTGTTTATTAATTGGAATCGATACAGAAGAAAAACATAGACTAGAAAATACTAGTGAAAGTATGTTTCCTCATGATATGGGACCATTAGGTAGTAATAATACAGCTTATGGTTTGTACTTGCGATATCGACCTGTCTTTTTTAATTGCAGCGATAAAGATGCACGAATAATAGATCGTGTTAGCTATAATACAAAGAAACCAAATAATTCCGATTTTAAACCTGAATTATCTTTGCATGATTATTCTAAAATGTTAAAAGTTTTTTTATTTGTAAAAAAAAGTGAATTGGAAATAAATGGTTTGCCTCATTTAAAAAAACTTCCCAAAACTTTTTTTGTATATAATAAGCCATCTACAATACAAAATATTAATAAATCGAATAAATTGAGTATCGCAATTTGTACACTTTCTAATATACAATCTTTTAACCTTGGTGAAAAAGAATATATAGAATATCCTGATGATATATCAAAAATACAACAAATATATAAAAGTGCTATTACCGAAGCTTGTTCCCAAGGTGTAAATTTTATAATATTTCCAGAGTATACTTTTTCACCAAAATTGTATAAATTTTTATTTTCTAAGGAAAATAAAAATTTTATATCAAAAGTAAGAGAAGATTCTAATTTACTTTGTATTTTTGCAGGGTCGACATGGACTACAAAAAATCAAAATATTATGAATATTTTTATACCACCGAAAATTAGAACTTTGTACAGTAAATATGTTCCATACATTGATCCTGTAGATAAGAGGCGTATAGAACCTCTTAATAACAAAAATGTATATTGCACATTACTTTATATTCCGGGAATCGGATATATTCTCCCATCAGTTTGTAGAGACATAATTGGTAATTATACAAATAATATAGCACAATACTTTAACCCTGCTTTTATATTTGTTTCTGCTCATAGTAATTCTGTTGAAGGATTTAATCGAGGAACAGAAAATCTAACATCATTATATCATTCTAGCTCAGTACTTTGTAACGATTGTAGTGCACGGAAAATAGGGGAAAATGAAATTTCTTATGTAACATGTCCTGTTTTTACTAAGGGTGGGGAACCTAAGGAGAAAAAAATACCTATTAAACGAAGTAATTTATGTACGCAATGTGGTAATCAATCACTTGGATGTATTTTTGTAGTCAATTATTCATTTTCTGAACAAAATGTAGTTGATACAAAGCAAATAGTATTGCCAAAATAAAAAAATGGTAATATACTTGATAACAGACAAGCTAAACTGTTTATAAACTATTTATTCGAGGATATTCACATGAATAGATTTTCTAAGATTTCTACTTTTATCCTTACCGAATTAAATGCGGATAATACTATTTCTGAGGATTCTTTAAGAATTTTTTCAGAAGAGATTTTTACTTATTTAAATACTCCTATGATAGATCCTCCTCATTCGTTTGAAGAATTGTCTATTTTGCTTAAACAATATTGGTATGCAAATTCTAATACTAATAAAAATATTTACTCGTCATTTGTAATGGGGTTTTTATTAGGAAATATGGAATTAGCTAATCGAAAAAAACAGTTAAACATACAATATAAACAATCCCAGACTCTTATTAGTCAATATAAAAAATATAGTAATTTGCTTTCATTAATTGCTAAGAATAAAGGTATTATGCATAAGGAACTTGCTACAAAACTGAATAAATCAGAGTCCTCTTTATCTCAAATAATGTCAAGATCGATATTACAGTCATATATATATGCATATAATTCTGGTCGTGAAAAATATTATTATTTAACTGCTGAAGGATATAATATATTAAAAGCTATTGAAGGTAGCAGAAAAATATCTTTGGAAATAATGAACATTAAAGTAAATAAAGATGATGGAGAATCTAAATTATCTAGAATAATTATGAAATCACAAGATCTTCAAAAGCAAACAGCTTCTGCTAGTCAGTTCAAAACAAATTTTCCTGAATTAGATGAGTCTCTATATATAAAGGGAAATCCAGTTGAGAAAAAAAATAGCAATTTTGATTTGGCACATAAAAATTATAAACATTTTTACGCCTCGAACATTAAAAGATTGTACGAGACAGTTGTAAATTGATGATTGCTTATTAATATTAGGAGTTATTATGAATGAAATTATTCAAGAGAAAGAAAATGAAATAATTAATATATTAAATAGTGCAAAAGGAAGTACGATTTCAGTCTGCAAACATATATATGATATTTTGCATAATAATCCAGATATCTCATCGGAATTATTACAGTTTTTTTTGGAGAAGTATGAGACCATAAAGTCTAATGAAAAAGAAATAATCAGCGACTATATGGGAGAGAATGAATTAAACTCAATAAAAGAAAAATATGGTGATATTGTAAATAGTTTTATTAAAAAACTTTTACTTGATAACTTGGATCAAAAAATATTTTATGAAAAAGTTTGGGCCTTGATTGAAGGTGATCAAGCTTTTGATAGTGAAAAAGCTAAAGTTTTTGCTTTATATTATTTTTTAGCAGACCAGAGAATTCCTTATTTCCAATTAATTGATGAGGATATAGGTGTAACTGATGATGAAATTAACGATGTAATACTTCAAAATTTTCAAGATCTTCAAAAAATAAGATTTATTATAAATACTCCTTTTCTCAAAGATATGGTTAAAACCTCTTCGGCCTTATTAAATATACTAGACTCAGCACATGATAAAAAGGATAAATTAGCAAGAATGGATGATATATTGTATTGTATTTACAATCAAAGCCAAGAAGGTAAGAATAACGAAGAGTAGCTAAGTGAATATTATTTTTTATTAAAATATTTTAAAAGTGTTTGTATAATAATCTACCGTAGTGCAACGTTGGTTCTGCTCTAGTAGCATTTACCGTATGATTTTAACCATAGCAGAACAGCTGAATGTATACGAATCTGAACAGACTCTTTGACTGGTTTATAACATTTGAAATGGAGTTTTTCCGCTTCTTGAACTCTAAGCTCTGGAATATCTGAAATATCAATTGGTTGAGATTTTAAGGCTTCAAGTTTTTTATTTGTATCGGTAATAAAGTGTATGTTGCATCCAGATGCGTAAATGGATTAATCAGAGCTTTTTTAATCTGTGCGTTAGTGACAACTGTTTTCCTAAAGCAAAGGCAAAACGGTTCAGCGTTTCTCTTGAATTATAAAGTAAATGAAAAATTAACTGCTCCTTTTCGTGTTTTACGTAATATAAAATTTCCGCAGTTGATTATGTCTAGTCCGATTAACACGTCTACTGTTGTATTATTTATAAATACTTTTAGTGCTTTGTATTTCTTATCAGGCATAAGAATATTTATGAATGTATACGGAGTTGGTTTCTCACCGTTAACAGAAAAAGTAGTTTCATAGCCATATATTTCAGCGCCTATGAATGATGCAATTTTTTGCGATATACCTGTTGTAGAAGCCCCTGTATCCCATAATGCGCTAAGTTTATAATTCATATTGCTTTTGTTTGAAATGAATATATCAGTATAAATGCTCATTCCAAATGGAATATTTTTTTTTCTAAAGCAATCACGAATTTCTCTTTTGTTAATCATGATAATATTATCGGCACATTGGGTTCTTGTTTTAAAAGCTTCCTTGAGATATTCATCAAAACATTCTTTTGTAAGCTGAAAATCTACGTTGTACAGTAATGTACATTCTTTTTTATTGACTACCATAATTATATAGTCAATTTTGAATAGAATCTATGTAATAAATTACTGTGAAGAATGTTGACAAAAAATCATCTCAGCGTCAAGGATAACTGTTTTCCCAGCGCACAAGCGAAACGATCCAGTGTTTCTATCGAAGTGTTGAACTCGGAATCGAGCGCATTGTCTACAGCAGATCGGGTAGTGTTCATTTTTTTTACAATGCCCGTTTTTGTGAAATGTTGATTATTCATTTCCTGTTTAAGTTGCACAGCTATGATTTTTTTTAGCAGCCAATTCGTGAGCTTCTTCAAATAATCCATGTTCCTTCATAAAATCATTAAAGTTTTGTCCGCGTTCGTTCATGTATGTAACCTTCTGTATTCTGCCAGGTGATTATGCGGTGCATTTACTTCGCTTTTTTTTCGGAAAGCTCATGTATCATTACCTGCCGTAAGGCAGCGTTAATTCTGCTCTGGTAACCTTTCCCTGATGATTTAAACCAATGCAGAACATCTGCGTCAATGCGAAGTTGGACAGGTTCTTTTACAGGTTTGTAGTATTTGAAATGAAGTTTTTCCGCTTCATCCGCACTAAGTTCCGGAATATCGGAAGTATCAATCGGACGAGATTTTACCGCTTCAAGTTCTTTCAGTTGTTCCGGTGATAATGTGTATGTAGTGTTCATATCGTTCTTCCTCAAAAGGTGTTGCGCGTCGTGACGATATTATTCTTTTTCTCGTAGTTCCGTCACTTATGCGTTCTGTATAAAAAACGGTAATAATAACGATGCCGTTAATATTGCCGATACCTCTGTACCGTTCTTCATTTATAGAATGCTCATAGTCAGATTCTTCAATGAAAAAATCATCATAAAAGACAGCTGATGTTGTTTCAAAACTTAACCCGTGTTTTTTGCGATTAGTCAAATCTTTGTTGCTGTCCCATTCACACAGGCCGTCCGTACTAACAACTGTCATAAAACCTCTACATACAATAATGTATATACAAAATTGTATTATGTCAAGAAAACTAATGCATATAAAATACCCTGTAGGGGTATATAATTTACTGTCTGCAAAAGTGTTTGCAATTTGTATGAATTTGTGGGATACTGTATACACTTAAATACATTATTCTTCTATTATAAAGGTCTACAGTCAGGCTAAACAGAGCAATTTTCATCCCGACAACATAGGTTCAATTCCTATAGGAGATGTAAGTCTAATTCTTAGTGGTACAATGAATTAGCAAACCTTCCTTAATTAAACTTCCTGTATATGTATACAAAATGTGTACAAACCGCCAGAAAAGTGGTAATTATGCACGGAGCTTATTTTCTTTACAAACGACAACTTAAACAAGGAACCGTATGGTATTTTAAGACATATAGTTCTGACGGGACTCTTACAACCGGAAAAACAACCGGATGCAAAGCAAAAACGGCAGCAAGGGCATATTGTGACGACTTGCTGAAGCATGGACAACTCTACGGCGGTTCAAGTCAGCAGTTCGGAGTTTATGCTGCAAAATGGTTTGATGACGGTTCACCTTGGTTTTCCGACAAAATGGAAGAAGGTACAACCGAACATCCAGCACTTTCCCTGTCTACAATAAAACAGTACCGTCAACATCTTGAAAAACATATAATGCCCTATTTTGCAGATTACAAGTTACACGATATAAAGCCCAGCGACATAAAACATTTCAGAACTCATTTAATTCAAGACAAGTCGATGTCACGTAAAACGGTAAATAATGTAGTTGCAGTACTTCGTATAATTACTGATTATGCGCTTGCGGATAATATAATGATGTTTGACCCATTCCGCGGAATACGCCCAATGAAAGGAGATGACAAGAAAAGGGATGCGTTCACGTTGGAAGAAGCCGAAAATATATTCCGTGCTAAATGGCGTTCCGATGTTTCGAGAATTGCAAATTTGACAGCAGCTCTTACCGGTATGCGAATCAGTGAAATACTTGCAATAAACAAAAAGAATCTCCATGAAGATTTCATAGACGTAACTGAACAGATGTATCAGGGACGAATTTGTCCAACAAAAACGAAGGAACAGCGGAAAATACCTATTCCCAGAACATTGTACGAGTTTTTGAAACCTCTTTGTAATTTGAATGATAAACATTTTGCTTTCGGTTTTACAACGGAAATGACAGTGCTACGGCATTTAAACGAAGTGCTTGCATTGAATGGTATGGCAGAAGAGAAGAAAAAACGGCTGCTTTGTGTTCATTCATGGCGACATTTTTTCAATACATTTCTTTTATCTGAGAATGTGCCTCCTGTAAAGGTTGCGGCTGTTATAGGGCATTCAAGCGGTAGCGGGAGTATGCAGGAGCGTTATACAAACTGGTCGCCTGACATGTTCCCAGAAGTGTACGAGGCGCAGGAAAAACTTATCAAGTTACTGCAACTGTAATGGGCATCAGCGTAAGAAAATACGCCGATGTCCATACTGTCAGTTATCCAGTTTTATAGGATAATTTGCGGTCAGTACTTCTATTTTCTGTTTTGAAATACCGGACTTTACCGACATAGGCTTATTCATTTTCAGTTCTATCTGATACCAGTTGTTTTTAACTGTGAAAGCTGTAAGCACCGGATGTCTAAAAGAGCTAAGCAGGAATTTACCCTGTATATGTTCGAGCGTTTCAAGCAGGTGCCGGAAGTCCTCTGCTGAATACCCGTCATAATGGCCCTGGTCTGTATCCGGGTAGGGCGGATCACAATAAAAGAACGTTTCTGGCCGGTCTCTACTACTGATAATTTTGAGGGCATCATAGCTTTCAATCTGGACATTCTGCAGCCGTATTGCAAGTTCCACTGTAAAGGAATTGCGCTTATTAGTTATTGTTTTTGTTGTCTGGCCTGCAGCGTCATATCCCCAGCCGGCCTTCCAATTGGCACCGAATGAGGAATTGGCAAGTACCCATATAGCCCAGGCTCTCTTTATACGGTCAAACATTTCAGGATTTTCATGGACTACGCGGGCCTGCCTGTATAACTCCCTGCTATGCAGGCTGATTGATACCTGCTGGGCCAGAAGCGAAAAGTCTTTCTGTATAACTTCATAGAAGTTTATCAGTTCGCCGTTTATATCGTTGATAATTTCAGATTTTGACGGCTGCTTCTGAAAGAAAACAGCACCGCCTCCGATAAAAGGTTCGCAGTATATGTCATGTGCTGGAATAAGAGAAATGATTTTCTTTGCAAGCTGCTGCTTGCCGCCATAATACGTAATAGGTGTCTTCATGGATTTTTCCTTGAGAAAATAATTTTTTTTACTTTTGGCTAAACCTTGAGACTGAGTAATCCGATTCTATACATACTTATGCATAAGTCGGGTAGAAGCGGAGTAATCCGTAGGCGTGTATGCGCTTGTCGACGGGGTAGTGACCCGCCGGTTTCTGCCTGTTTTGTGTGATTATTTCATACTTGTATAGTCGTTTTGATAAAATAATTTGACAAAATGATACTATAGGAATATTCTTTAGTAAGATATGTCTGGTATCGTCTTGCCGCTGGCTATGCATTATTGTGTAGTCGACGGCATTTTTTTATATTTTAGGGAAATTTTATAAAAACCTGTTTTTATAAAATAACGGGTTATAATATTTTTTAATATAGGATTCATTCAGAATGTCTTTTTAGACAACTCAATGAAACCGAAGTTTTGCAGTCTTTTTCGATGGCACTGGGCTTTTTCTGTAGTTTTTGTCTATTTTTTATGGATTACCTCGTTGGAAAAATACATTTATAAGAAATGGTCAAAAATTGTACCAATTTAGATGAGAGCAGCAAAAGTTTGATTATTACATCATTTATGAAGTCTATAATAACATTTTTTTATAGTTTATTATCGGAGGTAAATTATGGAAGATACTATTGTAATTGATTGTGTGAGTTCATTTATAAAGGCTTTGGCAGAAAAATTAAAAATTTTAAATTTGGAAGATATGAATGGTAGGTATATTTTTCGTGGTCAAGCAAATTGTGATTGGAATATAATATCAGGCGCAGGCAGAAGGCTTTTAAATGAAAAAAAATATTTTCAAAATGAATTTATTAATTATCATGCTAATTTACTTAGAAACGCAAGGCAGTATGGATATGGTGAAATAAAGTCTGGAAGTACATTAACAGATATGGAATTACTGGCAGAGATTCAGCATAATGGTGGTGCAACTTGTTTGGTTGATTTTACAACAAATTGTTTAATTGCTTTGTGGATGGCTTGTCAATCAACTAACAAAGGTGTAGAATCAAAAAAAGATGGACGTGTAATTTTTTTAGACTTGACAAATGATATTAATAATAATAATATTGAATATTTTTCACAAAACGAATTGCCTGATATTAAAAAAGACGATGATATAATTACAGTGTTAAAAACTTTTAACTATGACCGTGCCGAGAATAGAACGAAGTTCGACCCTTGCTTTTGGTTTTGGAATCCATCAAAGATAAATAATAGAATAATCAAGCAAGATAGTGTTTTTTTGTTTAGTCTTGCTGCGTTCCCTTCTGTAAATGGGAAAAAAGATGAAGTAGGGGAAAAAAGAATAATTTTCGAGACACTAAAAATACCTTACGAATCAAAGAAAAATATATTAAAAGAATTGGATTGTTTTTTTAGTATTAGAGCAGAAACTATTTATTATGATATTAATGGTTTTTCAAAAGCTAATAATTATTCGGAACCTATTAGTAATCATACATTGCAAGAAAATGATTGTTTTTCGAATTATCAATTTTATAAGAAAAACAATCAAAAAAAACAATCTATGAGTTATTTGACCGATTGTATATCATGTATAGAAAGTAAAAAATCTTACTGTTTAAAAAATAAATTAATTCGAAAATGTGAAAATGATAAAGCTGAATTATATTTGAACTTGGGAAAATTAGAGGTTAATAATAATATTAAATTAGCATATTATAAATTAGCATTGAAAAATTATCTTGATAAAAATTATCAAAACAATTATACACTAAAAAAAATATTTGAACTTTATAAATTAATGATTGATATATATTGGAAGGAAAATGATTTTGCTGAAATAGAGAATAATGAAGTAAGATATTACGATTACTATAAACAATATATTAAGATAATTGAAGATTCTTGTAAAGATGATCCTAATAAAGATTATTATAAATTATACGGTTCAGAGTCTTTGTTGGAATTGATAGAGTTTTATATTATAAGAAAAAATTTTACAAAATATAAAGAATATTTGAAAGAATTTGAATCAATAAGGTTAATAAATAATAGTAAATTTAGAAAGTCATTTGGGTATAATTTGTATATTTTATATAAAAATATTGGTAGAATAATTTTTTATAAAAATAAAATTGTTCATAGTGATAAAATAAAAACAGATACAATATCATATTATTATTGGGAATTTGATACAATAACCGATTTTATTAATAGAACAAAGATTGATAATACTAATAAGGATGAATATGACATTCGTATTTCAGATAAGTCTACAGAATTGTTGACGCTTATTGAAAAAATATCTATTGTTCAAAATGAATTAGTTAATAATATATTATCTAGTCAATTTGCATTTACAAAATAGTAATACACTTTTGTACAGCGTAATTGAAGTTAAATTTGGAAAGAGTTAAAAAAAAAATGGCTCTACCGGCTTTCTTGTGGGTGCAAATTAAGTCCGCCACAGAAAAAAAATATGGCTATTCTGTAGTTCTCAAAGTTCCTGAAGCCACGTGCAGATGATTTTATATGCTGAATAACACTGTTTGTACCTTCTGCAAATGCATTGGTAATGCGGTG